TCAAAAGCAAATGCAGAATCATCTATTATCTCACTACCGTTTATTAAATTGTCGTTAGCTCTAGTCCATCTTGCTTCTGTTATTGAAGTACCTTCTAAGTTTTCACCAAAATTATCTTGAGTTGGTGTCCCTAAGTTATCTTGTAGCGGTACTGAAAATGGATTTATAGTTAGATTGTTTGCAGGATATATAGGTCTTTTAACACCTAGGTTATCTATCCAAGACATTTTAACGTAATTAACGTAATCTTGAGGTATAACAACACTTAGACTAGGTGGTATATTTAATTCTTGAGACTTTACACTATTTAATGTATCGTAGCTAAACTCTTGTAAACCTCTTTTAGCATGAAATATAATATCTGTTCTTTTACAGCTAGGTATTAATTTACCTGTACCTACGTATGCTATTTGAAAATTGTTTATAATATCTTCTAATTTTATGTAAGAGTAACTGTTATAATTGTCTTCTACAGCTTGACCAAAAGCGTCTCTATTTCCATATTGACCTCCGTTTAAAGATTTTAATTGAATCACCACGCTTGTGTTAGCAGCTAAGCTATTATCAATTGTTATTACGTTACCTGATATGGTATAAGCTGAAGTGTATTCTGTATATGTTAAAACACCGGCATTAGCGGTGTATAACTTAAAATTATTTAAAGCGTAGTTTGTTTCAAGAGGATCATAACTACCGAATACTAAATCAGTATCAAACGTAGTTGTAAATGTTTGACCTGATCCAGCTGCAGATAAAAACTTTTGTACACCTGCGTAATATTGCTGATTATTTTCTGTGATTAAGCCCATGTATTATGATTTTTCGTTTATGTCTTCTTGTTGTATTTTTTGAGATGCTACTTGTATTATAGCAGGGTCTTGTATTATAACTCCTGAGTATAATAATATACCTGTAACAACATCAACTTGTTCAGATGGATGTAATTCAAAGTTTACTGAAGAACTAGCATCATAAATATATTGCCCTAAGCTACCAACTGAATATCCCCAATTTATCATTGCAGGTTGCTTCAAGTAAGATGCTTGAATATCAGATGTTATGCTTGTTGGGTATACACTTATCTTAGTGTCTTCGTATAAAAATACAGGTTGTTTTTTAGTTGGTGCAAGTAATGGTGCTTTTTTTATTTTGTACCATTCGTTTCTTTCTACCATTTGAGCTTCAATAGTATCGTTGTATATAACGGTACCTAGCCTATAAAAGTTTGGCAATGAAGCAGTTGTGAAGTGATCTATTGAAAATGTGGGCGTGGCTATTGTTTTGAATATGTCTAGTTTTTCTTCTAGGTTTTTAACCCTGTTAGCATACTCGCTATCATTTTCTGGTATACGTAGTTGTTGGTTTAGATCGCTCATGTATTTTTCAAATATACCTTGCTGAACCTGATTACCAACTTTGTTAAATTCATCTGGAGTTATATACCCTCTTTGCTGCTGATTAAGTATTAGCAACACAGTTTTATAAACTAAATCTACGTTTATAGCCATTGTTTTGTTTTTTATTATAATATAACCGACCACATAGCGTAGCCGGTATATATTATTACATGTTAATCTAAGTTTTTCTCTACAGATCTAAATACTTCAACACCTTCATCAGTCTTAAAGTAAGCAGCCATAGCAGAATAAGGATTTTCATCGAAAGGCACTGTCATTAGTTTTCTTCCATTTGATCCCCATGTGAATGTTCTTTGATCTTGTGATAAAACTATTATTCCAGATTCTTGAGCTCTAATAGCTACATTTCTAAGATGTACATTTTCATCATTAGCAAGTTCTATGAACAAAGCAGGATTTCTTCTAGCAAACATAAGCAAGTCTCTTTTAAGTTCCTTAGAACTCATGTTACTGACCTCAGATCCAATTTCAACTCTCATTATTGCTTCGGCTTGGTCAATATCTATATCTCTAGCCGCGTTTACAGCATCGTTTTGTAAGAATAAAACATCTAAATCATCTTCAGCCTGTTCAACAGCGCTGAACTCTTCGTATAATTTTCCTTTTAAAGGATGATACAGACTTAACAATAGTTGTAAGTTTTTTTGTTCTTTGCTAACTTTTAAAGTTCCATCTAAAAATCTAATGTGACCTAAAGTGCATTCTCCTTTTTGCTCATCAACTAGTGGTGAGTCTTGATTTGTAGCATACCTTATTTCTCTTTGACTGCCATTTTTAGCGTCAAAATACAACAAAGAATGTTTCTTTGTATGCCTACCTGGTATTGTTAAAGTTAAAGGTGATTTATTACCTTTTAAATAGTATACTCTATCTTTTATTTCCCAACTTGGTTTAGCTGGTTGTGTTTTTGTAGGGGTTTCTACCACTACTTTTTGCTGAGGAGCAACCTCAACTTTCTTTGCTGGTGCTTTTTTTGCAGCCATAATATAATATGATTAAATAATTTAAAGTGTGACAATAGCTCTTTATTTATATATAGTAAGAGGCTAATGTCGTATAAGAGTAATAATTACCCCCGTAGTTACAACGAGGGTAAGAATTACATTTGTTAGTGATTACACTCCTTTGAATAATACAAAGTTGTTAGCAGCTTGGGTGATCAAACATCTTTCAGATAGGAAGTTTACTTCCATAGCATCTAAAGTAGACGTTGCAGCACCACCGGCAGAACCAGTTAACCAAGATTTCATTCTTCTATCATCTGATTGAGAAGCTCTATATCTTACATGTAAGAAAGGTCTTCTGATGTTAGTTCCTAATACTTGATCATAAACTGTAGACGTTCCAGCAGGTACTAATACTCCTTCAACAGAGTTGATACCATTGATTCCTCCACGAGTAGAAGCATCGTTTAAGTATTTCCAGTCAGTCTTGTAAAAGTCATAAGAACCTCTTCTAAAACCAGAGAACCCTAAGTTCAATGCCATTTCTTCAGAATTTTCAAATAAACCAAAAGCAGTACCACCTTGAGCACCTCCAGAGATTGCAGCTAACATATCATCAAAATCTAAAGACGTTTCTCTTTGTAAGAATAACATGTTCTCTTCAATAGCTCCTTGAGTATCTAAGTTCTTTAAGATAGCATCAAACTCGTCTAACCCATTAGCAGCTGTAAAGCCTACTTCTACGTTACCTCTTTCTTGAATAGCAGCAAATAAACCTTCAGATCCTGGAGATGTAGTAGGGATAGCAGGTATTTGATTATACTCAGCTTCCACCATACTCATTTCTAAATAGTCTTCAAAACGTAATCTTGTTTCAGACTCTGCTTTTAAGTACCATAAGTATCCAGATGTTCCGTCTTCAGTTGCAACTTCTACCCATCCAATTTGTGCCATATCAGAACCATTTACTACGTATTGGCTTCTTAATATAATAGGAGAGTTAGAAAATTGAGTCAATTGAGGCTCAACAGAAATACGTCCTTGATTCGCTCCTCCAGCAGCAAAAGCACCATTCATGCTTTGACCTTTCTGGTATTGAGAACCATATACAAACACTTTACATCCAACTGCTGCAATAGCTGCAGTAATTTGAACATTATCAAAAGGCTGTACTACGATATCAGTTGCAGCAAGACCAGATCCAGCGTAAGCTCCAGAATCAGTTACTAACGCTTTACTTTCAGCTCCTGTTGCAGGATTTAAAAATACAATAGTATCATTGATTGAGATAACATTCTGTAATCCAGCAGCTCCAGCCGCAAATAAAGTAATAGTACTAGTGGTACCAGCAGCATTTGCTACAGCAACACCTTGATAAGATATATGTAATCTGTTTTGTTCAGACCAAATTACTTGATCACTTGTCATTGGCATTTCAGCGCCAACCATTCTTAAGAATCCAGATAACGTTCTGTTTCCATAACGCTCTACTTCTTGTTCGTAAATTTCTGGTAAATACTGCTGAGCAAAAGTGTTTGTGTTCTGCGCTCCAGCTGCACTACTGTTAAATTGTAGGTAGTTACTGTTTAAAATCTCTTGCGCCTGCGAAGGGATTAAACTACCAAATTGTGGGGTTAAAGCCATAATAATAATTTTTTAGTTAAATTTTTTTGTTTTTATTTTTAATCTTGAAGAATCTTGACCGCTTATAGATCGAACTTTTAAGCCATTAATAAACTCACCTTCTTGTGCCTGCCTAGGCTGGGTGCTTGGATTTTTAGACTTACCTATGATATCTTTAGTAGCGTCTGATTTACCTTGCTCGTAAAAGTGATTAATAATAGTGTCTGCGTTAGATGCCATAAACAAAGCTTTGTGATAACCTTTAGCGTCTGTTACTTTACCTTCTTTGTTAAGAAACTTTCCTACAAAGTTGTTAATGTTAGACTGGTCTTCTGCGACTTTACTTGGATCCTGTACTCCATACCTAAACTTTTTTCCACTAACATCAAATTCAAAACCTTTGAATTCGTTATTGAAATAGTTATTAGTTTGAGATTTAAAATCCTCATGCTGTCTGTTAGCTGTTTCTTGATCTTCGTTGTAACGGTTGAAAAAATCCGTGGCTTTTTGTTGTTCCTGAGTTACGCCGGGTCTCAACTTGATTTCGTCGTAGTATTTACTCTTGGTTTCTTCCAAAAAGCTTTTAGCTTTTGCAACTTCTTCTTTAAACGCAATTTTTTTCTTGCGTATATCTCTTTCCTCATCTAAGTCTTCATCGTAATCGTAGTCTTCTAATAGTAAGCTAACGTCATCCGATTCTAAATAAGGTTTTGTTTTTTTATAGTATTCTTTTAATAGTGTTTTATCATCAATAGAAGAATAATCTGCATTTAATCTAACATAGTCTTCAACGGTTCCGCCAGTATCTTCCATGAAAGTAACAAGCTTTTCAATGTTTTCCGGTAAGGGTTTACCTAAAATCTTTTCATCTCTTACGGCTTCTTTTGCTTCCTGGACTACTTGTTTTACTTCTTCAGTTATTTCTTGCAGCGGCAAATTTTCTTTATCATTTCCAACGGGCTCTGAGTCTCCCTGTCCCACTTCTTGCAATCCCACTTTGGGTTGCTCTGTGCGTAACACGCTTTCCTCTGCGCTTTGCTCTTGAATGGCATTTGCTTCTTGTTTTAATTCATCTTTAGATATAACAACTTTTGTTACATCCGGCTGTAAGTCTATTAAAGGTTCTTTAATGCTAACCTTAGTTATCTCATTATTTTGCTTTGATAGCTGCTTAGGTTTCTTAGTTTTACCTTTAAGACTAAAGTCGCCTTCCTGTTTTACAGGTTCATTTGTATTAATTTCTGACATAATATAATATAATTAAATAATTGTTTGTAATATTAGCTTGGACCAAATTCTTCTAAACCAAAACCACCTAATACATCATTTCCGGATGATTCAAAGTTTTTAGGCATACCTTCTGTTTGCCTTTGATTTATTAATTCAGATTGCTGAGTTCCTTGCAATTTTATTCTTTTATCTTTGCGATCTTCAATTTCTTGTTCTTTTGCTTTGGTTGCACCCATTTGTGCTTGAGCTAGTTGTATATTGTATTGAAACTCTTCAGCCATTAGCTCTCTTTTTATTTGAGCTTCTGTTTGCATTCTTTGTATTTCAAATTGCGACTTAGCTTGCTCAATGCTTACTTTTTCTTGAGTTAACGCTTGTTGTTTTTGCACTTCAGCCATAGCAGCTTTTTCTGCAGCCTCAGCATTAGCTTGAGCTTGTGCTTGAATATTCTGCTGTGTTTGTTCTTGCTCCCTTTTAATTTTTTGCGTTTGTCTTAGCTTTATAAATTGGTTAGCTAGTTTAATATTTTTAATCTCTCGAATGTCTATAGCGTCTGATAAAGCAATAGCTCCTGTTTGTAAAGCCATTTGAATATTTTGTTCTAGCAAAGCTTTTTCTTGCTCTTCAGGTTCTAACTGTATGTAGATTCCAAAGTCATGTAATTGTAAATTCATCAACTCTTCTAAGGTTTCAACATTGAAAGTACTTATTGAATTAATTAAAGAATTTTCTGTTAAAGGATTTTGAATTAAATCAGCTACCTTTAAACTTATATTTTCGCAAGTTCTAACAGTTATGTACAATAAAGATTCCAGCAAATGCTTTGTAGCTGTATTAGAAGCGTTGACTGCCATTTTTTGCACTCCAAGTAATGCATCTTTATCCGGAGCACTACCGTCTCTTGCTTCGTTTAATCCAGTTACATCACGTATCATTTGTAAATAATATTGGTATGTACCAATTAAACTTTGTATTTTAGCTTGACCTGATGATGATGATAATTCTTGAATAGGCACTTTACCTCTATTCAATTCTCCGTCTTGCGTAAGCGATCTACCTACAATCGAACCAGTTTGAAAATACATGTTTAATGCTTCTGCTGGATTGTAATTGGTTCCATTACCTAAATCAACTTCTGCTAATCCATCCATATCTAAGAATACACCGTCTGGTACTATTCTAGACATTACTTGCTGCAGCTTAAGATGCGTTATTTGAATCATATCAGCAAAGCCAGTAATTTTACTTACCAAAGATTCTATACGTCCCTTATACATTCTAGGAGCTGATATACAATAGTTCATTTCTACCTTAGTTGTATCTGCAGTTGGCCTAGTCATGTTTTCAGCCATTTTCCACTCCAACATGTAGTTATTACCTAAAACTTTAGCGCCAGTATATAAAACCTCTATGGATCTAGATACTCTATCAAAGTTATCGTTTTCTGGAGGATTAAATGTATCTGCTTTTTCTAATGTTTTTTCTAAGCCTTGGTCTGTTTTCTTTATTTTCCATACTTGATCAATATAGGTTTTGTATTCAAAATACATTACCTGTACGGTGTTTTTATCATAATTAGCCCATCCAGTAACGTATTGAGAGTTGCCTGGCATATTTTGTATTCTTTGAAGCTCTTCGTCTGGTATGTTTGGAAATTGTTTTTTTAATTCAGGAATACTAATAGCTTTTACTTCACCGACATAATATATGTCCTCAAAGTTTGGATCTTCGGTGTATGAATAAACAATACGAGCTGGATCAACATAGTCGATTTTAATACCCTCAGATTTATCAAATCTTGTTTTACTGGCTCCAATACCTAATACCGCTAAGTCGTAAGCTATTCTTGCTTTGGTTTGATCGTACTTATTAAAAGATAAAACATTGTTAATAACTTCTTCTTCAGCTATTTCAACATTTTGTTTGTAAGTCATTTGCATATGAATATCCAACTCTTCTTTACTTTCTGGTAAATCTTCTAAATTTCCCGTGCGAGCCATATCCATTCCCAATTCTTGTTTAATGTTTTCAAGCATTGGTTTTGTATTCATATCTTGCTCGATAGCAGCAGCATAATCTGTTCTGCTTTTTACAGAAAAAGGGTCTTGAGCGAACGTAGTAATATCGTATGACTTGTTAGCCATTCCGTTAACAACTATATCTACAAATTTAGAGATAACTGCAACCGGCTTCCAATCTAAATTAAGATAAGACAAATCACCATTTATTGATAATTCATCTTTATATTTTTGAACACTTTGCTCTCCTCTAGCATATAGTCTTAGCCTGTGAAAAGTAGCATAAGATTGAACATACCTATTGCCAGCTCTGCCTTCCTGAAACCATTCTCCCTCAATAGCCCTTCCTACCTGTATACCGTAATCTAAGCTAGATTTCTCTGCTTCGCTTACTACTTGGCTTGGAAATGAACTGTTAGTGTTAGTCTGTATTCTCATTTATCTTATTATTTTAGACATACCGCCTTTATTGTCGTATCGTTTAATACCTAAATCAATTGGTTTATATTCAATTTTACTTCTAGGTATATATCTATTTTTATTGCAAGCCATTAATGCTAATCCAGAACTTATGGACGCATCATGCTTTGTTCTATTGTTAATATTAAATCTAGCCCAATCCTCTAATGTTCTTTGAAAGTACATAGTTCCATAGCCAGTTTCAAGTAATCCTAAACTAGTATTTATATAAGTTTCTATAGCAGCTGCGTGAGCTTGTTTTATATCCTCGCTTGAGTTAGGTATACCACCTATTTCCCTCTCTGTTACTGATAGCTTTAGTTTATCAGGTCTATTCATAGAATAACCCCTATAGCCTCTTCTTTTAAAATGATAAAGTAATCTAGGTTTATTATTTTCCGCTAATAAAGGCATTCCGTAAAATACGCAAGCCATTAATACATCTTCAAAAAATATTTCAGCAGTTTGCGGTCTAGCTATATATTCTAAAAAGAAATGATTTGGCGGAACGTTTTCCATGCTAAACTTAGTCAGTCCATGCAAAGATCCATTAGAACCTCTACCATCTACAGTACCGGATATATCGTAGCTATCACATCCAAAAGCGCCGCAATGATCGTTACCAGGATACTTTTTACCGTTTTTAATCAACATTCTATTTTGTAATTCAATAGGCGGCACCCAGGAAACCTTAAACCTACCATCTTTGTTAGGTATAAATATAACTCTTGAATCAGGTACAGCATTTTCCCATTGAAAACTTCCAGTAGTAACAACAGCTGTGTTTTTTAAATCAGCGTTATAATCTATCTGTTCGTATATTTTAGTTAGATTAAATAAAGATTGTTTTGCTTCGTCTCTAAACGCGTGTTCTTCGGTTTTTGGAAACTGACGATAAAATTCATTTAAACCGTCTTGATCTTCTTTTAAACCATCAACTTCATTTTGCCAATAATCAATAACACCTAAATCTATTAATTGTCCGTTAGGCCCTTCAATTGGATTTTTCGGCGTGTTGAATACAGGAAATCCATAAGAATCAATGTATCCTTCGTAATTCCATTCCATAGGTATGAACAAAGAATATAATCCTGAGCGAGTCTGCCCATTGGCGTTTCTTTTTTCAACGTTGGAATCATAATATAGTTTTTTGTAGTTAGCACCACCCTTATCTAATGCGTTTGATGTTGAACCCATCATGCATTTACCTATAATTCTAGAACCTAACCTTAAGCAGGTTTTAGTTACTCTCCAGTTATTTAATATATTCGTTGGTTTTTCCCACTTTCCACTTTCATCGTGTACTAGTAGTTTTAATTTTTCACCGTCGTACGAGTTGTCCCCGGTGTTCTTCCAATCGATCGTG